AGTTTTCTATATCAGAATGAAGACCAGAATCTAGATCTCTAAGTTCCCATACATCTTTTCCCCAAACATCAATGTCATTTAAATCTTCAAATGCATCTTCTTCAGATTCTCTTAATTTTTCTGCAGTATAAACTATATTTTCAATAGCACCTGAATCACCAGAGCCTTCATAAGTTACTTTAATACCAGTTATCCCCAAGTCAGCTAATCTAACAAGGGTTCCAATCATATCTATTTCTTTCATACTATTTGATTTTGTAAAACCTGCCAAGAATATTGGCATTCAGATATTCTTCTTTTTCAAGCACTTCTCTTACAAATTGTGATTTAGTCTCATGATATGTTAACTCTGTCTTTGAGAAACATATCCTAACCATAAATCTCTTTATAGGAATTCCTGCTTTATGTGCATCCTGTAGCACTTTATTACTGCTGTAATAATTTTGATAATTAGTTTTGCTAACAAAAGTGTATTTAGATGCCCTTTTGTCTGTCATTGCTTCAATAGCTTTCTTTCCAAGTTTCTTTTTAACTGTAGAATAAAAGTTCTTCTTACCAATATAACGGACTGCTTTACCATCAATGATTGCTTCCATTTCATAAATGAAACCTACAGCACCATCTGGAATTTTGCTGTCATTAAATACTTCACCTTTGTATAACCAACTCATAACTTAACTTGATAGTGTATAGTGTGCAAATTTAGCTGTTACTTCCAGATTCTCAGCTTCTAATATCACACATTTAAGTTTTAACTCTTCAATTAAATGTATCAAATTGCCTTTCTCTTCTTCAAGCTCTTGAATTGTCATAGTAAGATCTACAACCATGCTTTGACAATTTTTTAGTTCAGTATACATTTCATCTACTTCAGTTTGTAAATCAATAAAGTAATCACGTGCAAAATCCATGTGACTCTCAAGACGATCTAAAGTTTTAGTTAAACTCATACAACTTGTTTTAGTAAGATTAATAATTGATCTCTCACAGGTTCAATACCATGATCTCTAACAGAGTCTGATAAATCCTTAGACATGTCAAGTACTACATGTGGAATATTATACTTGTCCTGATATCTCTGAGCAGCTTTCATGCCGGGCTCATCATTATCAAACAGTACAATAATCTTAGAATACTTCTCTCTAAGTTTATTTATAACAGATTCTCCAATCATTGTATTCTCACTGTCCGGAGCAATACATTCTATATTACCAATACCAAGCTTCTTGAAAGACATAAGGTCTTTAAGTGAAGAAACAATCAGTAAATACTTGGAATCATATTGCAATTGATCCATACCCTGTGTATAGTTCTGGATCTTAATGAACTTCTTCTCTGGGACTTTAGGCATATAAATCTTATACAGCTCACCATCTTCTCTAAAATAACCATAGACATATGGTCTTGCAAACTTATAAGATCTAAGACTACCATCAACGTCAGTCTTTTCCATAGTAAAGAATTCCAATGGGACAACATTGTATTTCTCCAGTATAGCTGAAGAAATCCTAAAACTCATCCAAAACTTAGAGTCTTGGGAATTCCAGTGTCTCATTTGGAAATCTGTTACTTTGAACTTATCATGAAATTGTATGGGCCCTCTTTCTGCAGGTGCATTATACTTTAGATACTCTTGGTAATCATTAAGTATTCTGTTAACTGCTTTGAATCTTGTGTCATAGTTAAATAAACATTTGACAAGTTCAATATTGTCACCTTGAAAGCCAGAAGAGAAATCTTTAAACTTATAGCAATCCCCATTGCGATAGATAAACATGCTAGGAACTTTGTCCTTTACATTAAATGCTGAGAGCATCTTTATATCTTGACCAATGAGTTTCTCTTTTAAGTTTAGATAGTATTCAAATACCCATTCTCTAGGTACGTCCTCTAAATCAGATACTAAGTTCTTTGTAGAAATCATAGCCAATAAAATAAAAGGGGGAGTTTCCTGAAATAGTTTGAAATCCTTGTTAAACAATAATTATAACTAACTCCCCCTAATTATCTAGGTAGTAGTTAGTCTAAACTAAAGTCTGAAGATGTTTTTGGTTTATGAAATACATCATCATCATCTCCAAAAGACTTAACTTCTTTAACTTCTAATTTTTTGAGATGCTTAGCCTCATCAAAAGAAATTACTGCACCAGCTTCAATAGCTCCAAATGCATATTTCTTTCCTTCTGCTTTTGGTAACCACATGTCATAGTTAGTATAACCCGTTTTACCTTCATACTCTTTACCAGCAACACAGAACTCAAGGAATTTACCTCTAAAGTCTGCAGTTTTATTGAATGCTTTAACAAAGTCTTCAATAGTTTCATGCTGACCATCTTGCTCAAGGAACCAAGAATCTAGTCCCATGGTATGTGCAAGAGTTCTTAAGAAGATCAAAATAGATCTATCTCTCTGAATTTTAATGCCAGATTTAGTTTCACCATCAGCAAATGCATATTGGCTTGCTTTTACTCTACCAATCTGACCTGCATAACGACCTTTACTTTCATCATCTTTATCAATCATAAAACCTTCAAAACCTTCAATAGGTTGAGTCTCTACATGCATCATTAAATGATATGCACCATCAATAAACTTGAATTCCTCAAGTTCAATACTGTTAATCTTTAATACATGATTACCTGGAGTAATTGTTTTTGGTAGTCCTGAGCCTGCTGTGCCCAAATCAGTTGTGCTTAATGCCATTTTGTTTTGTTTTTAATAATTAAATAAATACTTTATCCCAGTGAAACTCAAGTTCACCATTCTCATTCATCTCTGTAACTACAATCTCTTCATTTCTTAGATGTTCAGGTCTTGCACCACAAGTAACCTCTTCATTTGTCTTAAATGACAAAATAGTTTTGTTACCCTTTCTGTACATATAACCAATTGCGTCTGCATTAGCACAGATCAGAGACTTAATCTTACCAGTCAAATCTATATTTGCTGCAAGAACCATCTCTCCCTTGTCATCAACTTGCTTGTCCTTAATGTGACCAGACAAAATAATGTGGGGAGCTAATGTATCAATAAAATCTAAAACTTGAAAGAAAGCTTGTCTTAAATATAGATAACCTGCACCATTTGCTAGAGACAATACATTGTCACCATCATAGTTTTTACCCATGCTAGTTTGTTTGTAAAGTTTGATAGCTAAAGGCATTACCATATCCTCTAATGCAGTTACAGTATCTATAGTAAGATACTTATATGGGTTACCAGCAGCTTTAATAGCTTTACCAGCATCAAGTAACTCTTGCAAGCTTGTAATCTTTACTTTAAGAGCTTCTACATAATCAGCACCATTCTCTAAATCCAGAATCAAATTGTTATCTAGACCAGCAAATGCTGTAGTTTTACCTGTCTTAGGCTTTGAATAGATAATTAATCTCTTTGGATTAACTCTTTCAGCCTTTACTTTGGAAGTTGGAAGTACTATACTCATTACTTTAATGTTTGGGCTAATTTTTCAAAATCCTTAGCTATTCTCATAAGAATATCAGAAGCTGATTCTTCAGCATCTAAACTTACATCTTTAAGCTTTGGAATGAATTCATCTTCAAAATCTGGAAATACAGACAAACTTACTTGCTCTTTAGGAGCTTCAGCTTTTCTCTTCTCATAAAGATTTTGAGTAATCTCAGAACCGTCAGGCATAATTACCATTAACTCAGACAATGGAATTGTATAAGCAAAATAGTTTTCTCCCATAGAGTTTGTACCTTCTTTTACATCATACTCTTCTGCAAAATAAGGATTGTGTTTGTACTTAAAGAGTGGTCTATCTTCAAATGCAGGTTCCATACCTGTTTCTTTACCATTATTATCTCTAATAATGTCAATGAACTCAATGTAGATATCTTCTCCTCTCTTTAATTCACCTTCAAATAACTGAACTTGCCTACCAAACTTACCTTTCTGAAAGAAAGCAGTTTTAATAGTAAAGAAAGGGTCAGCTATTTGAGCTTTACGGAATTTGTCCATGTGATGGGCAAAGAATTCCTTTTCTTTTTCTTTTCTACTCATACTTAAATTTTAATTGTTTTACTTGCTTGTGCTGGAGTTGCTATTTCAATTATTCTCATGGAGTTTCTATCTAGCTTAAAGAAGCTCAATCTTGTGGTGCCATTTCTGGACTTCAAGAAGTGGAAGGCTAAAGTGTCTTCATCACTAATTATAAATCTCTCTGGACCATATTGTCTAATCTTTCTGATAGAAGGTTTATTAATACCTAAAACTACATCAGCATGTTGCAATAAAGCATCTGCTCCAAATAAATCAGAATCTAATACATAATTACCATAGTCACCATCTTTAGATCTATCTGGGTTATCTATATTCCGGTTCAACTGACTTAAAATAAGAAACGCCACAGGATAATGTTTCTTCATATATGTCATGGCTTCACCAAGAGCATATAATACTTCAAACTTATCCTTCTGACCTTTACCTACTTTAAATAAAGCTGAGTGGTCAATAGTAACCAGAGTATTTGTGTAGTTACCCTCTTCATCTTTGTGAGCTTCCATATAATAATGTATAGTTGCACACATTTCATCTACAGTACACGGATCATATACTACATCAATGACATCATTTCTTGCACTATCTTCATAGTACTGGACACATCTCAGATATAGATCCTTATCTACCGGTTCACCTTTGGACATTAGTGTATTGTAATCAGAACCTGTATTCAGACTCAGCTTTCTGATACCATTGGTCTCATCAAGCATCTCAAACTGGAACTTAAGCACTCTAAATTTATGGTCTTGGTTCTCCTCAATAATATCAGAGATTAACTGTTCCATAAATAAAGTTTTACCTGTCCCAGGCCTAGCACCTACTACGGTGATAGTTCTCCATTCCAATCCATCACAGAAGGCATCATTAAATTTGGGCCATGAGCTTTTAAGTGATTTTAACTCACCAGATCTTCTAGCCTTCATCTTAAGAAGGGCTTTTCTAAGAGCGTCTCTTTCACTCACAGGCTTCAGAGCCCGGGCACCGTTAAATAAATCTGCCATACACTTGGATTAAGTTGTTAACTTACTTTTTACATCATTATAGATGTAGTGAGATAAACCCACTATAAACTCTATTGCTAAAAACTGTACAAAGTTCATCTTTACAAGTAAAGTATAAACTAACAGCCAGGAAACAAGACTTCCTGTTAATGCAACAAAGAATAATTTAAGTCTAATCATACTATGTTCTCTTTAAAGTAATTTGGTTCTTCATAATCATCTGCATCAATCATATCACAATAAGTTGCTAGTGTAGAATCCCAGGTTTTATCTGTATTCTGTTTTCTAACAAAGTATTGAGAGTTACGCATGTAGTTGTATCTATTCATAGAATACTCATCTACATATTTCTCTGTTGCTTTTAGTACAGTTTCCCAAGAATATGTAAAATTCTCAAAGAACCATCTAAAAGCATTCTCAAGACCTTTAATATTTACTCTTGCCGGCACACCACTTGGTAACTTACCTTTTGGAAAGATTTCATTATAAAGCTTAAGATTGTCTTGGAAGCTATCTCCCATTAGATCTTTTGATGTTTTCTTCTTAGATTTCTTAAAGAAGCCATCAATTTCCTGTATAAATTTAAGGCTATTCCCTGACAATTCCAAGGATTCTGTAAGGTAATTACCTGATAATAATTTGGCTACTTCAAGAGATGTATTGACAGATTTATCAGGAACAATCTTATTGTGCATGCAATATAAAACATAAAACATGTTAGGTGTTAAGCCCATCTGACTTATCTTAAAAAAGATTTCTCCCATTACCAAATGATTTTATAGTTATATAAATGCTGTACAGTATCCCGAACTTCTCCAAAGACACCTTTAGAATCCCATTTGCTACCATTGTAAGCAGCACTTGCAGGATGTGAGACCATAAATTTAGTACAATTTTCTCCACACATGTCTGCCCATTCTTGAGATTTTTTACCCATGTATACATATACAAGTCCTGGATGAAAGTTTTTAAGGTAATCAAACACATATGCTACAAATGGAGCCCATATTTCATAGTGCTGACCAATCTTACCAACTTCAGTTGTCAGAGCTGTATTAAGCATAAGTATACCCTGTCGGGACCATTTTGATAGGTCTAAGGGTCTTTTATACCCTTCCGGGTATAATTTTTCAACTTCATCAAGAATGAATCTTAGAGAAGGTTGTTCTTTCTCAGACTTACCGCAACTAAATGCAATACCATCTGCTACACCTAATGTAGGATAAGGGTCTTGTCCAACCATTACAACTTTTAATTCGTCATAAGGACACTCCTCAAATGCTCTAAACACATCTTTAAGAACTGGAGTAAATCTTTTACCTCCATTAGAAAGATTGTAAAGATCAGTCAAGATCTTCTCAAACTCTAAACTAAATATAAAAGGTTTAAGAACTCTACCCCAACCACTAGGTTCAAGTTTATTAAATATTTTTTGTTTATACTCTTCAATGTCTATTATATTAGTCATAATCATGTATATTTGTTAAAAAAGTATAATATAATGGCTGTTAAAGTAAAAGAAATCAAATCTGATGCAACTATAAGTATCAATGTAAATAAGAATTATTACATGATGGCTAAAGCTCTATCATTTTATCTATTTCAACAAATAGGTGAAAAACAAGATGATGAGTACTTTAAAGAAATCATGAATAAATCTTATGCTGATTTAGATGATCTTCAAAGATCTTTTTATACTGTTGCGTTGTTACTTGCAGAAATTGAAACACAAGCCAAAGCCACTGACCAATATGAAGAAAAAGAAATTCTTCAACCTGGTGATGAAGGTTATGTTGAACCTAAGCAAGATTAAGATTAAAGTCTCTTCCTATTTCTACACAAGACTCTATTGCTAGAGCTAATTCTGTTTTACTACAGTCAGCAAAAGATTTACAAATCTCTGCACCTTCTGCATCATAACAAAGACCCGCATGGGTCTTAATAATCCTTTTCATTTCATCAAAAGTATAGCCAGATTCTTGTGCTAATGCTCTTATGCATGCATGCACTTTAGCAATCTGAGCTAATGAGGCATTGTCAGAAGTTAAGCCCATAAAGACCTCAACTTGCTGTCCATCAGCTAGTTTATCAATGAAAATCTGAAAATTTAATTTGGATTTATCATCAGGATAAACTAACTTACCTCCACGTTTCACTAATTTAGTAGTAAACATAAGCTGATTTTTTTGTATATTATTAATAGATATGGAAAGAATTCCCGGAAATCAAGCTACAATAAGTAAAGATACTGAAATAGTACTGAGTTACCTAGAAAGGTTTCCAGAAGCTCCTTCAAAAACTTTAGCTAAAAAAATCTATTCTGAAAATCCTGCTCTTAGTTCTCTTGAATCTGTCTATGGTAAAGTTAGATACTATAGAGGTCAATACGGTAAAGAACACAGAAAGCATTTACAGAATAGACAATTCCAAAAAGAACTTAAAGTTGAAATAAGTATGAAAGAAAAATTTCTCCCAGAGTCTTATGCAACCAAGCGTGATACTTTTATATTTCCATCAGGTTGCAACTCAGTAGGAGTTATTGGTGACCTTCATATACCATACCAAGATAATGATGCTATAGAAGCAGCATTTGATGAGATGGAAAAACAAAACATAGAGTCCCTGTTTATTAACGGTGACATGTTAGACTTCTATCAGCTCTCTTTTCATGAGAAAGACCCAAGAATGGTTCACTTTAAGCAAGAACTTGAAGCAGGTAGACAATTCTTAGATTACTGCAGATCCAGATTCCCTGGTATTCCTATTTACTTTATCCCAGGTAACCATGAGAATAGATTTGAAAGATACCTTAGAGTTAAGGCATCAGAACTATTAGACATGGATGAGTTCAGACTAGATGTACTTTTACATGTAGCTGAATATGGTGTACAGTATATTCCTTTCAGATCTAAAGTTGTCTTTGGTGACTTTCTTATAGAGCATGGAGATAAAATCCCTGGTGCAGGTGGTGTAGTACCAGCCCGCACTGCTCTAATGAGATTAAAAACAAACTGTCTTATAAATCACTTTCACAAAACAAGTTCTAGCTCACAGAGAGTGTATGGTCCTGAAGACTCTACAACTATCCGTGGCTATAGTCTTGGTTGCTTATGTGAACTTACTCCAGAATATTTAGAAATAAATGAATGGAATCATGGATTTGCTATTCTAAAAAGAAATGGTAACTTAGTACAAGTTCACAATTACAAAATAGAAGGTAACCAAATAGTCTAATGTTTCTACCAATTGAATTCAAAGATGAGCAGGGCCCATATATTGAGCATCTGAATGTTACTCACATAACAAGAATATCTTTTATTAATCCAAGAAATCCAGATGCTGGTAGTAAAATACATCTCCGTACAGGAGAAGTATTAAAGACTACTATGCCTTTTGATCTGCTATCTAAAGAAATAGATGAAGCTTGGGAATCAGGTTCTATTCTTATTCTATCTGCAATGTTATCTGAGAAAGCTAAACTCATGAAACAAAGTGACCTACAGAATGAAGGAATTGAAGAACTTGATCCTTTGTCTGAAGCTTAAATTGATCAGGCCAATCCAGATTATATACATACCAATCTTCATTTTCTACTCTATCATTGTCTACTGAGATCAAAGTAAGATTGTTAAATATGTCAAAAGTATAATAATAATAATCATACCCATTTTGACTCTCTAAGTTGTTGACTTCTACCTTATTAAAGCCTAAGTCTGTTAATTCATTTTCCGTCATTTGTTAATTCTTTTGCAATTGTCCTAGCAATATATGGTGAACACTTGTACTTTACTCTTATATAATCGGCAACAGCCTTAGGAATCATATCTTTTAGATTCTTGTTAGTTGCTTTCATTTCAGTAATAATGTGTTCTTTAATTAAATTAGCCATTAGCTGGTGACATTGTTTTCATAAATACTTCATGATTAAGAATCTCATGTGGATAATCTTTAGCAATCTTTGCATAGGTTTTATTCACTTTACTGTACTCACCATGTTCCTGGACTCTTAGATCTCTAAAGCTTTTAATTGATAGAGTAACCATGTGCAGGTTCTCTTCATCTGAAGATTCTAACATTGCAATCATGTTCTTTATCTCAGTATCATTAATGTAGCCCATTCTCTTTAGCAGTTGTAATTCTGCCATATATACAAAAGGACGGAATGTCCCTACTTTACTACCTTTATGGTACATATACCATAGATAATTTAAGTTTCTATCTACAGAATCTGTTAATTCATAATGTTCTTTTGCAATCTGTGCTGACAGTGCCAGCATCTCATCCATTATTTTCTTTTCCATTTTTCTATCAAAATATATAACGAATTGTGTTCCAAGGAAGGAATCTGTCATGAAGTTCTGTAAACTGTCTAATATAGTCTTGCTTTCTTCTGTGTTCATACCTAATATTAGTTCCTCCATACTGGGAAATTTTCTGCTCCTGGATTTTAGGGGTATATAAAAATTCTTCACCGGGTAATTTATTTGCTAGGTTATACCAATGCTTTTCTTCATTATGAGTTAAAAAGATTACCTCAGCTTTAACTCTTGTAAGGTCCCAACCATGACTTTTTGCCATAAAAGCAACACTTTTAAATAAACCTTCATAATGTTTTAACCAATTGTCATGTACAATAACAGGACTAAAGTTTAAGTGCACATCATAACCAGCATTTAAAAACTGGGGTATAGCCATAAGTCTTTCAATAATACTACTTGTATTAGGTTCAAGACGTTGTTGTAACTCATAAGGCATTAGACTAAATCTAATTCTAATTTTACCTTCAGGACTAAAGGTTAATAACTCTTTATTTACATACTTGGTAGCAAATGAACCCATAGCAAGAGGATGATCTCTAAAAAACTTAAAGATTGTTTTCCAATCATGATACTTAGCATGTAGAGCAAAGTCCTCATTACAACTGATATCATATGTAATATAATCTCCAGTCTGATTTGGCTTCTCTACATCTGCAAAGAATGCATGGGAATTGATTTCTGTCAGGATATCCATAGTATTCTTAGCTACAGTTAATCCTTCCGGCTTATGTCTCTTCATATAACAGTAAGTACAGTTATACAAACAGCCATGACCAAAAGAAGGAGCAATGTAATCAGTGCTCCTTCCACTTGGTCTAATAATCATACTCTTTCTAGTGACTTTTTCTACAACACTCATAATCTCTTAATCTGCTGTACTTTCCTAACACATGTAGAAATTATCACTTTAGAAAGTTGATGTAAGATTGTGCAGCTCTTTTTGAGGTATACTCAATATCAAATCCTGCATTATTTTTAACAGTCTTCCAAAAGAACCATAAGAATCTTTTCTTTACTGCATACTTGGTTTGATAACCATCTTGTACTTCTACAATTTTGTAGTTTTTCTTATTTACACTCATACTATTCTAGATTTAAATTATAGTCTTCTAATATTCCTCTCAATTCCTTTCTAAGTCTATCAGCTAAATCTCTTTCTTGGTCAGTAGCTTCTTTTTTGTCAACATAACCATATTTGGTTATCTCACGTAGTTTTTGGTCAAGATCCCACATAGCCAGCTTCCATTTGTAACCGTCTAAGGCATCTCTTGCTTCTTCTTTTTCTTCAGTAGAATCAAACTCAAGAATTATCTTTCCCATTTTCCATAATTTCAGTTGGCCAATAATAATCACACTTTTCTTGATCAGAATCATAAGGTACTTCTGCAAAATGTGATTGCATAAAACCTGGTACAGCTTTATATCTGTAACAAGTTTCTTTTAGTGGACATTCAACACCACTACACATTGTCATATCTGGCATAGCTTAAAGTATAAAGTTACACAGTATGTGCCCGAAGCCAATACCT